CCCCCCCTCCAGCTCGCATCCCACGGTGCTCGAGCACGAGGTTTCGGAGTTTGTGCAGCGCTATCAGCGCGTGGACGAGGAGACAGGCGAGGCCTGGTTCGTGCGTCCTGAGTACATCACCATGTCCAGGCGGCCGGGAATCGGCGCGACCTGGTGGGACGCATTCGGTCGAACGGATGTGACCCCGCTCGATGAGGTGGTGCTTGAGGGCCGGAAGTATCGGCCCCCGAGGTATTACGATGAGAAGTTGCCCGAGCCTGAGCGGAAGATGCTCAAGCGGAGGCGGCGCAAGCTGGCCGAGAAGAGAGCCGAAGACCTGACCCCGGAACGTCTCCGGGTTCGGGAGCGGCTCGCAGAAGCCGACGAAAAGCGGCTGAGAGGGAAATTGTGAAGTTCGGTATCTATGCGATCTATGACTCGAAGGCGGAGGCCTTCGCTCGACCTTTCTTCTTCCCCACGAAGGGGATGGCGATGCGCGCTTTCACCGACCATGTGTCGGACCCTTCAACGCCGGTCGGGCAGCACCCCGCCGACTACACCCTGTTCCACATCGGTGAGTGGGACGATCACGAGGGTCACATCCAGATGCGCGAGGCCAAGGAGTCGATGGGCTCCGGCATTCAGTACCTGCCGGGTGACGGCCAGCTCTCCGAGGTGCCCCGATGATCTCCACGAGAAATACCGCAAGGGCCGGCAAGGGCTACACGGCGGCTCAGGCTCACTTCGCGCAGGTGCCCGACGTTCAGATTCCCCGGTCGAAGTTTGATCGCTCGAGCGCGCTCAAGACGGCTTTCGATTCGGGCTACCTGGTTCCGGTGTTCGCCGATGAGGCGATCCCGGGCGACACGATGGCGATGCGGATGGCGTCGTTCGTTCGGATGGCGACGCCGATCTTCCCGGTGATGGACAACTTCTACCTGGACGTGTTCTTCTTCGCGGTGCCGAACCGTCTGCTGTGGGACAAGTGGCAGCGGTTCATGGGCGAGCAGCCCAACCCTGGCGACACGACCGATTTCGCGGTGCCGGAGTTCACGGCATACACGGCCACGGAAGGGACGCTCTCGGACTACATCGGCATTCCGATCAACACGACGAACGATCTGTCGCATTCGTCTCTGTGGCATAGGGCCTACAACTTGATCTGGAACGAGTGGTTCCGCGATCAGAACCTTCAGGACGCGGTGGTCGTCGACACCGACGACGGCCCGGACGATATTGCGGACTACACCCTGCTCCGTCGTGGCAAGCGCCACGACTACCTGAGCGGTGCTCTGCCGTTCCCGCAGAAGGGCGATGCGGTGGAGCTCCCCCTGGGCACGACCGCTCCGGTGGAGCGCGTGTCGAATGCTCCGGCCTGGATCGGGTACGACCAGGGTACGGACACGCTGGCCACCGCAACCGGCCTGAACCTCGACGCGAGTTCCCAGCTGCAGGGCTCGGGCGAGGAGTACAGCCTCGACCCCGATGGCGGCCTGGTGGCGAACCTGTCGACCGCAACGGCCGCGACCATCAACCAAATTCGGGAAGCGTTTCAGGTGCAGCGGCTTCTCGAGCGCGACGCACGAGGCGGTACTCGGTACACCGAGATCATCCGAAGCCACTTCGGTGTGGACTCGCCGGATCAGCGGCTGCAGCGGCCGGAGTATCTCGGCGGAGGTTCGGTGCGGATCAACGTGCATCCGGTGGCCGCGACCGACGCGTTCTCGCAGGAGGTCGGCGTGCTTTCGGCGTTCGTGACTGCGGCCGTCGATGGCATCGGGTTCACGAAGTCGTTCGTCGAGCACTCCGTGATTATCGGCATGGTGAACATTCGGGCCGATCTGACCTACCAGCAGGGCCTGGAGCGCCAGTTCTCTCGGAGTTCGCGCTACGAGTTCTACTGGCCGTCGCTGGCGCACTTGGGCGAGCAGGAAGTCCTGAACAAGGAGATCTACGCTCAGGGCGACGCGAGCCCGGATGATGCCGCGGTGTGGGGCTACCAGGAGCGCTACGCGGAGTATCGCTACAAGCCCAGCCGGACCTCCGGTGTGATGCGTTCGACGGCGACGACGCCGATCGATCCGTGGCACCTGGGTCTGGAGTTCGCGTCGCTTCCGCTGCTGAACGATACGTACATCCAGGACCAGCCTCCGTTCGAGCGAGTGGTGAAGGACACGGTGGAGCCGGAGTTCTTCGGCGATTTCTACTTCCAGTACCACTGCGCGCGTCCGATGCCCGTCTACTCGGTGCCGGGCTTCGTGGACCACTTCTAATGTGGCGGCGTTTCGAGCGGTGGTTCTTCGCTGACGGAGCGGAGCTTCCGTTCCGGGATCGGATGGAAATGTGGTGGTACCACGACCGCCACTGTGAAGGGTGTTTGCGCGTGCAAGTCCCGTGGAGGTGGTTCCGATGGGATATCTGACTCGGAAGGAGAACAGCCGCGCGCGCCGGCGCGCGCGGTCTGCGTTCGGAAGCCGGTACAAAAAGACGCGCAAGGCGTTGTTGGCCGGTGGTTACAACCCGATCCTGGCGATGGGTGGCGATCCCGGGGTCCCGTACTACACGGGCCCCGGGAATCCGATCGCCTCGGAGCTGGGCGCTGCCTTCCAGGGCATCGGTGCGCTGAGCGGTGCTGTCGGCCAGGGCACGACCTCGGCTCGGACGCTGTCGCTGTTGGCGGCAGAGAAGGAGAACGCCTGGGAGCAGGTGGATCAGACGCGCGCGAACAAGAACCTCATGCGCGCGCGGATCATGACGGAGGTTCAGGACCAGAGCCGGCTGTTCGCGGATGCGGAGCTGAAGCACCAGCAGCGGATGGAGTCGATTGCTCGCCGGAAGCTGCTGGAGAACGACCTGCCGAAGTCGACCGCTTTGGCTGACTGGTACAACACTGCCGAAGGTCGGGAGTCGTTGAAGTTCACCGAGACTGGTGGTGCCGGGCTGAAAGGAACCATCGGCGGCACGATTGGTTTCGGTACTCGTCGTTGGAACGAGTTCATGGATTGGGTTCAAAAGAACCTGAATTCTGCCCCGAGCGGGCAGCGGGGACACCAACAGCAATGAGCAGAGATCGAATCATTTACACGGTCGTCGAGTGCATCCGCCTGGTGGCGGCCGCTCTCGCCGGCTTCTTCGCAGGAGGTCAATCGTGACCGATCAGAGGATTCCGCCCGAGGCGATTTCGAGGCGGCGTGTGGTCCACCCGTCCGGCGGTCGTCAGATGACGAAGCAGGCCGATCGGGGTCAGACGGATATCAACGCCATCATGGATAGGTGGCTCGTCCACCGGGTCGCCCCCGAGCAGCGCCAGGGCGCTCGCTACGGGGATTTCACCGGCTTTTCCGACTACCACGCTGCGGTCGATCGCGTTCGCGCGGCAGAGCGCGAGTTCGAGCGCTTGCCGGTCGCGGTGCGGAAGCATGTGGAGTACGACCCCGGGAAGTTCCTGGACCTGGTGCACGACCAGGATCGAAAGGAGGAGCTGATCGAGCTGGGTCTGCTGGAGGAAGAGGTCGAGGCCATCGCGGCCCCGGCGCCGGCTCCGGCGCCTGATCCGGCGCCTGATCCGGCTCCAGATCCTTCCGCCTGAGCCGTTCTTCGAGGCCCCCGGGCGCCCGGGGGCCGTTCCCCGCACAGTAGTGTTACTTGATTCATACTGTGCGGACTCGACAGAGAGATTCTCTGGAGAGTCCTTTGCGAGGCCCAAGTGGCCGAGCTACAACCCGAAACGAGGGGGGTGTCATGAAGCGGAGACGGATGAGCCGAAAGGCTTCCCGGCGATCTTTCCGAAAGGGTTCCCGCGTCAAGTCGAAGAATCGACGGCGCGGGATCATGCGTGGTGGATTCCGGCTGTAGGGATTCTCAGTGCCCTGCTACCGGCCGATTCCCGCGTATGAGACGGCGGGCGGTGGCGTGGCCTTTTCCTCGAAGGAAGGCTACGTCGACCGCCCGCTGTCCCTTCCCTGCGGCCGCTGCGTGTACTGCAAGCGCAAGCGCGCCTCCGAATGGGCCGCGCGTCTGATGCACGAGTCGCAGATGCACACCGAGAGCTGCTTCGTCACGCTGACGTATGACGATGCTCACTTGCCCCACGACCAGGGCCTACACGTGGAACATTTCCAGGAGTTCATTCTTGCCTTACGTAGGAGTGTTAGTCCTAAAGCTGTTCGCTATTTCCATTGTGGTGAGTACGGCGATGAAAACTTACGCCCGCATTATCATGCTCTTATCTTTGGTCATTCTTTCCTGGATGATCGTGTTCCTCATTCTCAAGTGTCTGGTAGCCCTCTTTATGTTAGTTCTGCCCTAGCTGACCTGTGGGGCAAGGGCTTTTGTTCAATTGGTGAAGTCTCGGTGGCCTCTGCGCGTTATGTCGCGCGCTACGCCATGAAGAAGGTTCACCCCCCCTCCAGCTCGCATCCCACGGTGCTCGAGCACGAGGTTTCGGAGTTTGTGCAGCGCTATCAGCGCGTGGACG